TTTAAGTATATGATTTTATTAGGTTTTATAATCTAGTCTAAAGCAGACTACGCCAATGGCGTACTTTTACTGCCTCTTTTTAAGCGGTGCGGGTGCGACTCCTTGAAGTCTTCTTTGCGATGCGTCGTGGCTGTGCTGAGTGTTGCTTACCGGCTTTTGTGTCTTTTCGTTTCTTGGCTGTAGTAGCAGCGTACTCCTTGCTTGATAGAGTCTTTCTAGCCGCCTTCGGGAGATACCTTTCACCTGTTGCTGTCTTTCCTTGAGTTGAGTTCTTACCAGACTTCGTACCCCAGTCTTCTTTAGTCCATTTGGACAAAGACTTCTGAGCCTTAGTCTTTGGGCCTGAGTACTTACCACCTGACTTTTTATAACGCTGTGTGGCAAGTTGCGCCTTACGAGCTGACCACTGACCCGCCTTACCACCAGCAGATCCAGCTTTTACAGACGCAACAATCCGCTTCCACTTTGGTTCGTCAGAGCGAGACATCTTATTTGCCCACCTTTTTCAAAGCAGCTTTGTGTGCCTGAGTAAACGTCTTGCCGCTTTTCATCGCCTTTCGCATCTCAGCCATGTGCTTTTTTGAGTGGTGTTCAGCATGACGTTTCATTGTTGCCTGCTGCCTAGCTGTTAACGCAGCCTTCATTTGACTCTTCTTTTAGCAGCTTTCTTCTTGGCCTTTGGCCGTTCATTTAAGACACATTTCTTTTTTACGTGCATATCAATCTCCTTACGTTAACCGCATCAAAAGAAGCCCAACTGCCAGCGGCACAACAATCAAGCAAATTAATATAATCAATCCAATCTGACGCAGCTCTTTGTTTCGCGCTGCTTTCTGCCTCACTAAACGCGCCAATTCTTGCTGTTTGGCCTTTCGAGCGTTTGCCATCTCTTGCATACACTCTTGATACAATGCCCCGTTACCCGAAACCACGAATAAATCTTTTACGTCCTGCATGGTCTGAGCAATTTCTTTTCGAGCTAACGCAGCTTTTACGGCATCAGCCTCAGATAACCCGCCCTGATTTTGTGCTTTAGCTAATTCTACTTCTGCACCCCCAAGCTTACTTAGGAACGACCCTATCGTGGACAGGTCGTCAGCCGTTGCCGCCGCTTTTTTCAGCGCACTAGAGGCCATATTTACCCCAGCGACTATCGCGCTAATTTCAGCGATCACCGGCCTAGCTCGGTATGGTTGGAAACACTACATCCTGCAGAGCGGTTACATGGGAGAAATCAGCCGTGATGTCTCTTAAATCTTGGCGGTACATCTGCCAAGCACTTCTTTGTTCTGCGGTCAGGGGAGAATCTGTAACTTGTGTCCAGTCGCTGCTTTTTAATCGACCATCTCTTATCGTCCTTACGGATAACCACATCTCAACTAAAGCTTCTGCGTCTGTCTGAACTATCTCAACAAACTCACCACCGACAAGCTTGTGAGTGTCATCGCGCCATTCACCTGTGTTAACAAAGGCAGATGTGCCTTCTGGGACAACATTAAAGTCAGAGTCCTGACACAAACCCGTCCCTAAGATCGCCCCCGTCTCATTGTCAACAATAGCCCTATAAATCATTTTTTAACCTCTAAAGTCACAATTGACCTGTCCATATAGAATCCAAATTGATCCTGAACGTAGGCTTGGAGAGTATAGGTACGCGACCCAGAAGCCGTGCTTGAATCCAAGAAGTTAAAGGGTACGAAAACAGTTTCAGGAGAAGGACGAACGGCTTTTGTCGTGGAAGTAAAAAGCACAGTAGACCCTCTGCGAAGCCTAAAACGCATAAGCGCCTGATCGTCGTAAGAACGGACTCCAAAACTCCCTGATATTAAAACAGGTGCTCCGCTATAGGTTGCTGTGAGGGTTTGTATCGTGCTGAATGTAGTGCCACTGCTGGTGCCAGCAAAACTAACAGTAGAGCTTGTTGTGATGGCGCTAGGAAACGTCACCGCTTGGTTCTGAATCTTTAGGGTGCTGACGGCTAGATTTTGAATCTTCGCGTTACCAACACCTAGATCTTTAATAATGACCGTTGGTATACCACTAATCGTTTGTGACGTAATTGTCGAGTTGTCTAGTCGCAGCTTGGAAGCGTTTAAGCTGTTTGCCGCAATTCGGTCTGCGCTAACTGTTCCAGCAGTAATTTTATCTGCGTTCAACGTGCCTATCTTTGCGTTGGCTATTGACCCGTTCTTGATAAACGCATCAGCCATGTAGACACCCGCTGGTACTGACTCGCCATTTATAGTCGTAGCACTAGCCTGAACCACAAACGGTACAGTCGCAGTAGCGGTGTTAGACCCACCACGCATGATGGCAAAGCGATCAGCGTTGACGACAAACTCGCTAACAATATTGCCTGCCGCTGTAGTTGTGCTGGCTAAACCATAACCAGCGACAGCTCCGTTAACGTCGATTTTGACGGTGTACTGACCAGACAACCCGTTAATAGAAGTCGCTTGAGTGCTAATAGAACTAGTATTGCCTGCAACGGTAGAGCTTACTGTGCTGATCGACGAGCTAAGCGCACTGTCAGCAGTAGCTCTGGCTGTTTGTTCTGTAGTAATCGCTGAAGAGTTGCTACCAACTGTAGCTGTCAGAGTAGTGATAGATGAAGATAGAGCAGAATCAGCACTGGCTCTTGTAGCAACTTCAGAGCTAAATTGCGCAGACGTTGCTGCACCGTTCGCTGTTGTTTCTACAGCGCCCATGCGGGTAAGCAAACTATTACCGCTGTAACTAGATGAAAATCCGGTAAAGGTTTCAAGCGGATCGATCTTTGCAATAGGCGTAGAAAGGCTACTAGCAAGCTGACCAGAAGTTATTGAATCAGTCAAAACGCCAAGCATGTGGTTTACGTCAGTCGCTGTAGAAGCCGCAGTACCTGATGCTGCGTTGAACGGCCCCGCTATCGAATCAGTATTTACGTGCCTCACCCAGTAATAACGAGTAGCACCACTGCCCACAGGGTCAATAAAGATGCGGCCTGTTTGAATACCTAAAAGTGTAGCGTCACCAATCGAGTCAGAGGTATGGCTGTGAACTTCGGTATGCGAGTGATTTGAGTAAGCTGGATAATCCCACTGCAAATTTACCTGCGAAAATGCGCCATTAGCTGAAAAACCAGTGGGAGCTGGTGGCACTGCCAAGTCAGGTAGTCTATTCCCTGGTTGCACAAAACCTACGTTACCTGACCTGTTTGGGTCAAAGGGATTAGACCTTAGTTCTTGGGCAAGGCCACTATCGATCAGTTCACGTAAAGTAACTGCACGATCACGGGGGTCGCCTCGTCTACCTAACCGGATGCTGGTAACCTGCTCTAGCGTCTCCAAATACTTACGCATCTCAGGAGTTGCGCTCGCCGGTACCTTGGGGAAGGCAGGTACCTTCGTTGGTTCATTGGTTCTTATGTTGCTATTACTGCCCACGGATCTCATCCATGCTTTGCGCTAAGCAAATCTCATTCACCACCACAGCGCCAGATACCTCAACTTCCCATTCGGAAGCTACTTTTGCAGGTAGTCGCATCACTGGCTCACGCAACGTGCCATTACTTATTCCAGATGGCGTTGATGTCGCCTGCGTGTATACGCCGCTTGATTCGGAGAGCGTGTAGTGCGACAGCAAAGTTCCATCAGCGTAGACCTTTATTACCACTGGGTACGTCTCTGCGTGAACAGACACCCATGCCATCGAAACAGGAGCTGGCGTTACAAACTTCTTTGTCTTAAATGTAAGCGTGTTGTTACTAGAACCGCCCCGATACTCTCTAATCTTGTTGCCTTCAATGACGTACAGCTGACCGCTCTTCGGGTCTTCAAAACCGCCTCGCACTTCTGCGGACAAAGTTATAGTCGAGAACGAAGCCTCACTAGCCCTTGGATCATAGACCCAGCCCCCTAAACTACCGCCATTGTTATAGAACGCGACATAAGTGCCTTCGTGTCTAAAGGCCCGTATAAGAGTGGGATGAAAGCTAGTAGACCACTGGTCAACCGATATAAGACCGCGAGAGACCACCTCTCCTGACCCACCAGCAACAGCAACCAAACCATCTGGCGCTGCATAAAGAACGTACTCGCCCATATCGACAACTGAGTTTTTGTTAACACACGCCTGTGCTAAGTCTATTCTGATCGCGGTAAGAGCTGCTGGATCGGTGCCTGTAACAAAGTATGGAGTCCCATCAGTTAGAGCCACCACGCCGTTTCCTGTAGCTGCAATATCTACAATGTCTTCTTCAAGCGTAATTCTGTAGTCGATGGGCCAAGCGTGTGGCAGGTACGGCTCAGATAAACAAAACCTTTTGCCAGAGAACCCAGCCATTACACCGTTGCCCACAGCAGTTAGCCCAAGCATCGGGCCATCTGGATATAAGCTAGCGTTGTCGTCTGGTGGGCCAATCCAACTACCAGACGGTAAGACCTCACTGAGTGCAGAGGACTTAACAGTGTCTGCAAAAGAAGTGGTAGCAAAAGCCACCTCTGCTACGAACTGAAAGTCAGTAAACTGCGAACCTGTATTAGATCTATAAATGCGCTTCTTCGCGGCAGTGCTAAAAAAATAGTTGCCGCTAGGATTGTTACCTGTTGGCATTGAGACAGTAACTGTTTCCGTGCTCGTTACATCAAGCGTACTGCTGGCTAAGCTAGGTGGCCCTTCTTCCCCCAGACTGGTAACCAAAGTATAAACGTAGGCTCTGGTCTCAGGAGTTTCAGTCGCAGTAACTGTACCGCTTTTAGCAATGGTGGGTGCGTTGCTGGGGGCTGGCACTCCCAGTCGAAATGTAGTGACTGGGAAACCAGAGCTACCGGAAATCATAGACGCGATTGTACCCACGCGGGGGTAATCATCGCCTGTAAAGTACAAGCGTTCATTGGTGTCGTTTGGTATTGGCCCAGCAACTACATCAACACCGTCTTCAGACCATTCTAGCCAGTTAGTGTCGCGGTAATAATAGATAGAACGGCGAGCGCCATTCTGCAAAGTGTATGTATCGGTGTTAGCTTTGGTAGGCACTAACCTACCCGACTCGAAATCTATGTTCTGAGCGATTTGTCCAAATTGATCAGCTATTAGTCTGGGAGCAACCCCAGGCGCTATGCCTGAAAAGCGGTCACGTTTGAAATAAGTCATCTACTACCTCATCAATAAAGCCCAGATCACCCCCGCCATGCCACTAACTAGAGCCATCGCCGCAATAAACATATTCTTGTTAAGCTGTAGCAAAGCAGCTTCTATCTTCTCTAGTCGGTTAAAAATAGTTTTAGAGCGCTCTTCGCACATTGCTTCATGCGAGGCTAGGCGTTGAGTCGCTTCACTGTACCTAGCATCACTGGTTGTTGGCGGAGCCATCGTCTTCTTCTTTGACGGAGGCAGAAACCATGCTTGCTAACGAGCTAACCGCTACTTCAGCAATAGTGGCCTTACGACGAGCGGCTAACATATCCTGCTGCGCTTCTTGGTGTAGACCCAGTATTTCTTTAGTTTTGTCTGTCAACGCATCAATCTCATAGCTTACGTCATCGATAATAATCACTGGTTTTTCGTCTTGGTTATCCATAGAACAGTCCTTGTTGTATTGGGTATAATATTAGCATCGGTACTATATTTAGGCGATACTTTTTATTAGTCATGGAGACGCAACAGCTCTCTGTCGCACTGTGCGATTGTCCAATTGTTTGTTGCGGTCATTAGTTGTTTTCCAGTGTTTGTACTTTAGCCTCTAGGGTTTCAATTCGGGTCATAGCTTCTTGCAGTGCTTTAACAGCCTTCATATAAAGAATGCTGTACTTTATGTTTTTTGTGACTTCGCCAGCATCTCCAAAACTTCCATCTTCAGCAGTGTCTTGGTCAGGAGTTTCATAAACCAAACCAGCCATTCCCGCTGCTTCAACCTCTTGAGCAATAACACCAATTTGAGTTGGTTCAGATGAATTTTCTTCTTTGAAACTGTACTTCCGAACCCGTACAGCTTTTAAGTCATCCCATTGAGAACCTGCATCAACTATATTTTCTTTTAATTTTAGGTCTGACGTACCACCAAAGCTGCTGGTGGCACTACCTACGGTTCCATTTGAAACGACAAAAAACCTTACCGCACTGGGGTCAGCGCAATAAAGATAGTGACTACTTGTGCTATTAGGTGTTGCCCCTGTGTAACTCATGGCTAGTCCGAAAGGAGAAGAAGTCGAGTTATTAATGCGCGTTGACCATTCATTAGCTACAGTTTGCAGGACTTGAAGTTTTGCCGCTGTACCCTGCAAAACTGATGATGTGTTAACAAGCAGCCTACCTGACGTATCCAGTCTTACGCGCTCTGTGTTGTTAGTTTTTATTTTAAGGACATCGTCACTAATCGTGCCGATAAAGGCTTCTTGCGCGACCCCAGCTGAGTTTTGACTACCCATAGCGACCACAAAATTTGTACCAGAGCTTGCTACAAAATAGCTGGGATCAGTAGCCGTTGTAGCGTCTGCGTGAACAAGGTAACTAGGAGAAGCTGTTCCGATACCAACTTTTCCTGTAGAATCAATGCGCATGCGCTGTGTTGCGTTAGTATAAAAAGTTAGTGGGTAAGCTCCTCTTGAAAGCAGATAGGATTGCGAATTATCCACACCAACCCACATTCCATCCCCCTGCGCATTTCCTCTGGCGTTGTTTGTAAAAGACATACGTCCATCAGTAGCTCCTCCAGATACTTGCAAAAGGTGCTGAGCGGCACTAGTACCAATACCCACTCTGCCACCACTGAGGCGCATGACCTCGCCGCTCGCATCTTTAAAGACCATGTTTGCTGATGAACTGGTTTCGGTATTGCCAATACTTGACCAGTTATTCTGAGGTTGGTTATAAAATCGCAAGCCGTAAGTTGCGTTGTGCGCGATAGCGACTTCACCAGCAACGTCTAACGCAACGCGAGCTACACGCCCGATCCCGACACGACCTAATTCATCAATTCGCATGACCTCATTATTAGCGTTAGCCGCACCCGTTTGGAACATTAGCGACCCATTACCTCTGCCGTCAAAAGTAATCCCCGCTGTTTTATGCGCACTGTCCAAAACAGCTACGTTTCCACCACTGGTCAAAGAAATGTTTTGCCCAATCTGGGTATAAGTACCTGTGCTATCTTCATATTGTGCAATGGTAAAATCATTGGAATCGACAGCACTTTCTATTGCAAAACGAGCAACTCCAGAATCACCTGATGCTTGTGCAGGTAAAGACAATTTGGCAGTTGGCGCACCAACCCCAATGCCAACTCGTTCACTTGAGTCGATAGTTATAGCGGTGGCGTTGGAGTTGTCCACGATGCCTGTGCTTAGTAGACCTCTGGAGACTTTTGTTAGTGCCATTATGTGTTCTCCTTAAATTGCTGAGATGATGAAAGCTAGTAGTTCGCTATAGCGCACACCAAGCCGTGTCTGCTCAGTGCCATCGTCGTTAGTCCATGTATCACTACAAAACATTGCGTAGTGTGCAGCGTCTAAGCCTTCTGCTTCAAATGCTGCTTGCAAATCTTGGGCTATGATCCCTACGTGTATACGCGCATTATCGCTCTTGTCAGCGACTGCATCTTTCCAGCGGAACTTACGCATCAATCCTTTAGCTGCTACAGCAACACGCTTCTCTGCTTCAGACAGTTCTTCAATGTCTTGCTTTTCGTTACGGTCAGATGTCTGAA